CTTGAATCTCACTTCGTAAGCCCACCGATTTGGAGGGTTTACCCGAAATGGTTTTAATGAACTCGTCGTCCTGCTTGTAAAGCGGATTTGCCTTATAGGAATCGACTGAAGTTGAGACGATGTGTACAATGAAATCGGCATCTTTAAACTCCTTGGTGTAGGCAGGAACAATAATATGAAATGGATCAATAGCCTCAAAGTCAATGCGTTTCTTCTCTTCGTTCCAGATGATCTTGGAAACACCACGTCCGTAGAGGAGAATGTTGTCAATTACTGAAACAATCTCTTTCTGGAAGTTTGTCTTCTCCCGCATATTGTAATCAAACCAACGCTCGGCTGATACGGTCAGCGGGGTTAGCTGCTGGCGCATCGGCACGAAACTGGAAAGAATGTCGTTACCAATCGCGCTGTTGACGAAGCTTGGTTTCAGCTTCTCAATCGCTGTGTCGATTAGCTGAACGTGCAGATCGGCGGCTGTAGGCCAAGGCTTGACCTTACGGCGAACGCCAAAGTAGCGAGCTTGATAGAACAACCGCTGGCGGTTCTCCCAAGTCTCGCGCTGGTTAAGCGAATCAATAATCCGAGAATAATATTCTGTTCTGCGAGTATCTTTAGCGTTCATTTTTGTCTTTCTCTGTTCAATTCAAATGACAGATCGTTGACGTAATGTAAAGCACGCTTTGCCCAAGCGCGTACTTTTGGATCAGCAGTACGGACAGAAGAATAGTTTTCATCTCGCATTAAAGACTCAACTGCCCCCGTTGTCTGGGTTACTGGTGTTGTTGTTGCGCAACCACCAAGACTCACCAGGCAAATCGCTGTCAATAGCTTTGCGGTTCTTGCGCCAATCGTTTTCAAGGTTTTGTGTTCGCTTCTCTTTCCAACCTGGAATGATGCGAAACACGGCTGCGATGATCTCAAGGATTGCACGCAGCACAAAAGATTATTTAATATTCAGTCCGACTGTCTTGAGGAAGTTTACGATCTTTTCCAAGAACGAATCGTCCGCTGGGGTCGGTGTGAGTTTGACAATGATGCGAGCAGCAAGAACGATGCCACCAACAGCGGCTACGATCTCTTGCCAATTTGAAGTAATCCAATTCCAGATATTCATAGTGTTTATCCTCCTGGGTCAAATCCAGCCATGACGGGATCGTGGGATACCATCATTTCTTGAAGTGACTTCCAAGTTGGACGCTCTATCTGAAATGTCAAGTCAAGACCGACATTTGAGCTGCTGAGGCACAAGGCCAGCGCGTCAGCCCTATCGGGTGAGGCTATGCCTCTGGCGCGCATTGAGTCCTTAGACTCCACGCCAAGCTTACCTTTGCTGTTGGTGATTGTGCGCCTGCAAGTCAACTGCGCTGTCAAGTCCTCATCCTCTGGCAATATGATCTCAGCATCCTCAATCTTCTTTGCCATCCCATACCACATCTCAGCCGATCTATTGGTATAGGCGTTGTTGTCGTATGCCGTAGCCCCAAAGTTCACGCGATTGACTACCCAGCCAGATTCAGCCAAGGCATCGCACATAACCATCCCCATCCCGCTTGCGTCAGCGTAAATGTTGTTGGCTTCCAACCCAGCCTTCTTAAACTCGACTATAAACCTGCCTACGGCTGCCATTGTATCTTTCTCACGCCATGCAATCATAGGCAGAATCTTGTTACCGTCACTTATGCAGATCACGTTCTGATCGCCACCCGCCGCAAAGTCCACGCCTGCTATGCGTACACCTGGTCTGAAACGGGGTGGCGTGTTGTGGCAGTTCTGTAGCTGGGTGAGGTTGATGACCAGACTTTCCAGCCCTATGTCAACAAACTCGCCATAGATCATAGATCGGGTTAGCGGGTGCTTCTCGCCGTATCGCTGGATTACCTCATCAATCTGAGTCTGGGTTATGTGTGGGCAGTCAAACGCTGTGACTGCGTGCTTCGACCACATATTGGCTTCCTTGGTAAACGCTCGATAGAACGCACCGCTAGTTCCGCCTGGGCTGGATGCGATTAGCAAGCGGGTTGGTTGACATCGGCTGATAGCCTCAAACAGCGGGTCGGCTACGGTCTTGGCTTCGTCCACCACCATCAGCAACGGATGGTATTCGTGGTCTTCTGCGTGCCAGCCTTCAGCACGCCCTGGATCAGTTGCTGAGTAGCCTATAATGCGTGATGTGTTGCCGTTGGGGTGGAGGTAGCGAATCTCGCCAGATGTGACCTCCCACGCACCGCCAAGCTTGGCAATGTGATTGCGCAGGCTAGGCCAGAGTTGGCTTTCGACTTGGCGGAAAACGCCTGCCGTGGTTACAGCGATTGAGCGCGGGTAAACGAGCGCGTGCCATATCAAAATAGCCGAAATGACGGTGCTGGTCTTGCCAGATCCGTTAGCTGCACGCAGGGCTACGCGACAGTCCTTGGCCTCTAAATCACGCAGTACCTTGCGTTGCCAGTCATAAAGATTGATGCCAAGGACGTTAGATGCGAATGCGGCTGGTTTAGATAGGTCTAGCAGAATCTCTTCTTGGCTACGCTTGGGAGGCTTTGGCATTGCTAATGTTTAAGACCTCTTTTTGTTTTGAGCCAGAATAATTTGGGGGGGTTTATGCGTATTAAATGGGGGCTGGGGGAGTGGCAGGGGGCGTGGTGGTGTACTTGGCCAAGCTCTCAGCCCTTGGCTTTCTAGTTTTCATGCGTCTATGCCTGGTCTTTGTGGGAATTTTTGGCGTTGTCATTACAATAGTTTGCGTGGCATCTGTCGCACAATAGCTATTGTCTCGAATTGGTAGTGCGGTTTTAACTTCAACTGCTTTAGCGTCAATCACTTGCGTCTTCTTTCTGCCCGCGATGCCCGCGAGAAGTGAGGCTAAGTTTCCGCTGATGCCGTGGGTGACATCTTGCGTAACATTCAGCCGCGCACTGGGTTGCGCCCAATTATACCCGCGCTCCAAAATCCATGCTTTCGCTTGCCATGACTTCTCGCCCGCAAGTTGGATGTCACGCAGTAGAGACAATTCGTGCTTTTTGCGGGCCGTCTCCACTCGCTTGCCAAAATCAGGCTTCCGCTGCGCCCATGTTCTGATCGTGGAAGGATTGACCCCCACAAGTGCACCCGCTTTCTCTAAAGTAAATCCGCTGCCACAAGCTGCTACAATTTCATCAGCGATTTTTTCCGTAAATATATCGCGCCCGTTCTTAGCTTTTTCGATAGGTGCGCTTGGAGTTGCGCAAGTTTCATCCATAAGTTGAACTTATATCATCAAATGAATGAAAAGAAAGTATTGATTAGACAATCCGCTTGTATTAGATTGCTACTTGTCGAGGGAGAATCCGCTAGGAACTCCCAAGGCATAAAAGAAAATAAGGAGAACACACAATGAAAAGAACATTGGAAATAGATGACACGCTCGACAATCGGGTTGAGTGTGCGATTGACGAAGTGAAGGCAGAGTTGGAAAACTACTTGAAAGAGAATGCCAAAACGGATTCTTTGCCTTGTCTCAATAACGATTTGGATTATAGCGGAGCGATTCACTCCATAGTTGATTCATCCGTTCCGATCTACACGCACGAAATCAAGTCCATTTGGTATCTGCACGGATCGGAATTAGAGGAAGCCTACGAAAACGCTGGAGTCGGTGACAACCCGATGGAGAACGATGGGATGTCAGCGATCTACTTCTATATCATGGACAAGGTGCAGGAGTGGTACAACGATGAGGCAGAGGAAGTGTTTGAGAAGTGGAAGGAAAACAACAAATGACCAAACACTCCTACGCCGTTTACAACTCAGTCGGGCAATTCCAGGCACGCTTTTTGACTTGGAGAAATGCGCTGCGTTGGGCAATTCGTGAAGGCATGGAATGGACCGCAGTAATAAGAAAGGAGGTTCAATCATGAACTGCCCACAAGTTTACGCGCTAGGGCTACTACATGGCGGGCTGCTGCTCGCGTTCGTGTGGATGGTATGGCCTAAGAATAAGCGGAAATAGTTTTCCCTCGTCTCTCCTCGTTACTGAGGGGAGGAGAGGTCAAACTCGATAGAGATGACCTAACAAACAGAAAGAAAGGACACGGAATATATGAAGAAGAAAGAACAAGTTGGGAGAAGAAAATACAAGGTTGAGTTTACGCAAACAGAGACATTTATTGTTGATGTTTACGCGAAGAACGAAAATGAAGCGAAGGTGTTAGCAACAAGGACATTTGACGCAGGAGACTACCAAGAACAGGGAGATTGCGAGGTTGAATTGAATTGCGTTTATGATGTCACCAATACTGACGATCCTTTTTATCCTCAACAAAGATAGGACGCAAAAATATGTATACACTTGAAATGTTAAGAGGAAAAGAATACTTGGGCAAGTTTGATTATTCAAACTCATGGCTTGAGGAATCAGACAAGGTCCCAAGCGTAAAAGAGGCAGACAAAATGATGAAAGCCGAGCTGGACTATCGGGAGTCACCAAACTTGCGGGACGTTGTTCTGAATGTTTGGATGGCTGATGGTGATGAGTGGAGGTCAAAACTTGTGAAAAGCTTTTGCAAGTTTGTTGAAGAACCGAAGACAACTTACGCAACAAGCTGATAGTCTCTCCTCGTTTCCCCTCGTAACGGAGGGGAACGGAGGATGGATTTTGGCTCTCGCCAGGACATCCTAACAAACGGCAGCGCAGTCCTTACAGATTGCGCGAATGAAAGAAAGAAAGAGGATATGAAAATGAGTATGAAAGACAGAAAGAAAATGATGGTGCGGGTTGAAGATTGGATTGGCTCTGATGCAAGTCGTGCGGACTTAATTGAAATTATAGCTCAAGTTGCTTTGGGCGAATATACGGCAAAGCAATTGAAGGAAGATGTTTTGAGCTACGATATCTGAATAAAGCAACCCCACACAAAGGAGAACACATGACACACCCTAAGCAATTAGATGAAGCTGGAATTACTGAAAGTTATCTTAGAAAGCTGGCAAAAAAAGAGGGCGTATCTTACAAAAGGGCGGTACAGATAGCAATGGAACAATGGGGGGAGTATTCGCTGAAACTGATAAACAAGATGGTGGCAGAAGACATTAAGACAAGATAAAGCACGGCCAAGGGTTCAACCCCCAAGGCTTTCCGCTTGCAAAGGCTCACACTTGTGCGCTATTCAAACGGCAGCGCAGCCTATAAGGACAACATAAAAATATGACAGAAGAAGAAATTATTAAAGCCTACCTTTCGCGCCTAGGCAAGAAAGGCGGGAGCGTCAAAGGATCTTGCAAGGCTCGCAAACTTTCGCGGGAGCATTACCAAACTGTAGCGCAGGCACAACGGGAGCGTTGGCAGAAGTGGCGGGCTGAAAACGGTAGGCCAGCTACCAAACGGTAGCGTAGCCTTTCGCGGGAGCGATAGCCCTATAAGGGGTGTGCAGAATAGCCCTATAAGGGTACTATAAACGGCAGTCTAGCGACCAATAGATATGCAACAGGCTTGATTGCCTAATGGATTTGGAGTTGGCCTTGGTTTTGGTTTAGGCTTTTCTTTAGTTTGCTTGCTCATCGCACCTTGGTACAACACGCCTAGAGTGAGATCCAGTAATAATTTTCTTTGGGCTGATTCCAAGCTTTTCATTTTTACTGGCAACAGATTTAAATATTAGCTCCAAGGTTTCTGGCAATAGTTTTTTGCCCGATTTAGATGAGTTGCATCCAACACAACAAGCAACAAGATTGTCTGCGGTATCTTCGCCACCTTCTATTTTTGGTACAATGTGATCGCACACTATTTTGATGTCATCTTCGGATGGTGTCCTTCCGCAATACTGACACCTGCATCCATCCCTATTGAATATCAAGAATTGGTCGCCCTTGGACCTCTTGTCTGACCTAATGCTTGCACATTTTGATGAACATGTTGCGGCAGAGAAAACCTTGTGAGTAATGTCTGCCCCACATTCAGAACAAAATTTTGCCACTTTGGGCATGTCTTGTGGTTTGCCAATGCTTTTGCATAGCTTACAAAATTTATTATAACCCCTCTTGCTTGACCTATCTATGCTAAATTTTGATACTTCCTTAAACTCCCCACAACACCTACATTCTATCAAATTCAGGCCATAATTGCCTTGTGGCTCTTCTCTCAATATGGAGCTGTTTATAGAGATTGAGCCTGCGCGACCCATTTCTTGGTTCAAAACCCCGTATAAACGATCCTGAAGCAATTGTGTGCGGTTTAGATGGGTAGTCACAGCTTGCTTTTACCAGTTTTTGCAGCTCCACGCACGAGCCGTTAGCTTGCTGGGAGGGTTGCTGTCGCACTTGTGCCTAGCTCTAAAGCTACGCCTGCGGTCTGGATTGCTCTTCTTTATAGTCATCTTGGGATCTCCGTAGCGTATAACCTTGCTTTGACCATTCTGGCACGCACGCACCACAAACTTCTTACGCTCTCCAGGTGTGCGCCTGGGGCTGTTGCATGGCAGTTCTCTAGGATTCATCATCTACCTCATCTTGGTCCCAAACGTCAGGGATCGAGTCCTGAAGCGACTGTAGTGCCTTCTGGTGGCTTTCAAAGAACCCTGACAGCCTCTTGACCTGCTCGGTAAGGCTATTCCACTGTACTTCGAAGACTTCATAGGAGCAGTTGGCATTCATATCATCAACCAATTGGCCTAGCAAACGTAACACGCCATGCAACTGTGCATTCTCACGCTGGAGGAGGGCAATAAACTTGTGTGCCACCTTCAGTTGCTCTCTATCGTGGTTCAAACCCGCCCTTCTTGGCTTTCATCATGCGCCACACCTTGGGGCTGATGGTGCTTTTAGATTTAGGACGGCTAGTGCCAGCCTTGCGACGGGCGTTAATGTTGGCGTATAGACCTGGCTTTGAGTTGTTCATTTCACGATTGTACCACACCCACCACCTGATAACCAACTTCGTTCCTTGGCAGGTGTAGTGGCCGTTTTAATTTCAAAAACACTTGCGCAAGATTATGCGACCCCATTTCTACCCAACTACCGCAGAAAAGATTTCTAACTGCCGCAGCAATACCGCATAAATACCCCTATAAGGGGTATTTGTTGCGGTAGTTGCGGTAGCGGGCAAACTGACCATTACTTGCGGTACTTCAGACGATTTGTTGCGGTATCACTAAATTATGCGTAAGTCGCATTTATGCAAAAATCATTATCAACGACTTACGGAATCTGTGTGATCTCCCAGCCTTGACCATTTTTGGTGATAGTTCCGTCAGCTTTTGCGGAAGCAAATAACTCTTGAGCCTTTCTCTTGGAGCATCCAGTTGACTCAATAATATGGTCAATGCAATCGTTATAACCATGCCCTTTGGGCCAATCTGGAATGGCTTGTTCTATGGTTAATTCTGGTCTGCCCCTGCCTCTATTCTCTGGACCATTTGACTCCTCCCATGCCATCCATTCCTCTGCGTGTCGCAGCCACACATGAGTCGCGTACTTGCTTTCATGCAAATCAGTATCCCCTTGAGGCCATGGTATAGCAGCCCTGCCTCCGCGCTTCGGGAACGACAGTTTAAAATGCCCTTCCTTAACCGCCTGAAGGTACACCACGGCTCTTGCCCAGTTGGTAAGCTCGCTTGACCCTATGCCAGCGTATGCCAAGTCATACAGCACTTGTGAATGCTGCCCCTCCTTGGGTGGCTTTGGGGTGTGATGCATTACCATCCACGTCACACCAGTCGCCACACTGATCGGATTTAGGCAGTGTCGCAGGAACATCGTCATGTTCTCTTGAGCTAGGGCATCTCCACCCATAAATGATAGAAGCGGGTCAATCCAGCATAAGTCAGGTCTATAAACTCCTATCAGTGCGGCTGCCATCTTTGCGAAGTCTGGCCCCGTCTTTGTTGAATCTCTGACAATAATCACATTGGCAAGCATCATCGCAGACTGCTCCTCTGACAATGTCAGCTTGGCTTTCAGATGTCGTAGTACGCCTTGAGCCATCTCGGCAACGTCACCAAGATCATTCTCGGCTTGGATAAGCAAGCTACGCATAGGCTTCTTCGGGGTTATGCCAAGGAACGGTAAACCTATCGCCCAAGTCATCATGGCTTGAAGGCATAGCGTTGACTTACCAAGTCCAGATCCGCCGACCCAAACGCAACTACCACCCTTGCACAGCCATCGATTGCCAAGTAAGCAATCGTTGTCATCCTCCGCCTTAAATCCAAGGATGTCCGACCAGGGTGTTTGTTGTGGGAGATTCATGGCCTCCATGTGTGCCTTCCACTCGCTCCACCCGCTACGTCCAGTATTGGTAGCTAGTAGTGCTTGATATGAATTAGCAAGCTTTCTCGGCGCACCTGGTAGTCTTGATAATCTTGATGCATCCTTATTCTTCGGATCTATATCGAACTGAGCCATCTTTGAGTACAGATACGCAACTCGCTCTTGATGCTCCTTGATGTCCTTGGCATCTACCTTTACCCAAGCATGAACCGATCTCGATCCCGAATGAATCACAACCGAACAAGGCAGCTCAAGCGCGTTGATGATCGACCACTGCTCGTCCATCGTTCCGCTATCAAATTCAATTAGGGCATGGCGAAAGCTTGTAACGTCATCTGACTTCCTCGAATCTCCACAGGGATTGATGCAGACATACGCACCAACGTACGAGTCTGGAAGCTCCACTCCAGAATGAAACTGATCTAGCCACTCCTCGCGGGTCTTTATTGTTCCCTTACCAGATGGCCTTTCTGAGTCGTCCTGATGAATGGCACCGACAATGCAAACCCGATCGCCTTCATTAAATGCGGTCAGCAGAAATCGTCTTACATCATCGGCGTGATGGCTTGGGGTTGGGCAAGGGGCAATGTCTATCTTCATTGGTTCATTCGCTTTGAATGGGCTAAAGCTCAACGGTTGTCTTGGCGATCTTCTGTACGCAGACTTAACCGCTGCCTCTATTTCTCGCTCCTTTAATCCAGAAGCGGTAGCTGATGGATACAGCTTGTCGATTGCTGAAAATTCATCTAGTCCAGCATCTCGCAATTGCTGTGCGGCTAGGAACAACTCCTCGTTGCGTTGCCCCTCATGCGCTCCGTTTGTTATGAATTGCTGTGTTCGTGTCGGTAGTTTCATCTTTCCTTTCCCTGTGGCATTTGAAGCACACAGTAGTTAAGTTTTCTAAATCCATCGCTCCTCCATCTGCAACAGCAACCTTGTGGTGAATTTCCAAATTATCATCTGCGCCACAAATCGTGCATTTGTTATTACATCTGGCAAGGACTTTTCTTCTTGTGCTTGTCCAGGTTGATATGGGTTCGTGCCAATCTTCTATCTTGTTCCAAGATGTTTTCTTTCTTGAATGCAACCATCGCATAAAAACATTATGCGTTTCAGTTACCCTAATATATCCCTTTCTGTACATCGATAGGAACATATCAGCGCAATCAATTGCTCCGCTTATATAGGCGCGATCAATATCGTCGCTTATGAATTGTGGGGTTTTTATTGACGCAAGCTCTGAATAGCTTTGCGGCCTGCTAGTCGATGGATCAACACTTCTGAACCACCGAATGATTTCTTCATCGGTCATTTGCTACCAACCTTTCTGCCTGCTTCTATATCACTACTATTTCTGTTTGCAAGTAATGTCCCTTTGTTTCAGATGTGGTTAGTAGCACACAGCCGCAAGATCTCCTTGCGTACCATTCGGGACATTAAGTTCATATTAAAATTCAAACTGGCTCTGATTCAAGGGGTAGACACACTGAGGAAACGCCCGATGCAAGATCTCCTTGCATACCACAACGCCAGTTAGTTATTTGTTTTCTAGTTCTATTGCCTTTTTGGATGCTTCAACAATATCCTGCGCTGTTATATTCCGCAGAGCATTGCACCAGTATTGAGTCTTGGGAGTCTTGTTGGTCGCATCCTTACACTTCGCTTGCGGCAACCCAGCGTGAGGACGGCAAGGCGCGTGTGGGCAGGTGTCGGGCTTGAAGACCGATACGTTCTTACTATAATAAGTCATTCTGTCTTCTGGGGAATACGAACCCCACAACGACACACACGGAGTATCCAACCCAGCAGCCATATGGTTGACTGAACTATCTGGCGCAACAACGAAGTCAGCCCCGCTTATAATCGGGAACAGCGAGCGCACAGCCTTTGTGCAGTTGAATAGGTCAATCACCCTGGGATGATCCACCTTAAAGTTGTTTGAGTTATCCAGCCCGATGATAACAGCGTGATGTTTGGGGTAAGCCTCTAGTAACGCCAGCACCGCCTCCTGCCCCATTGTTGGCGGGTAGGTTCGGGTCGGACCGCTTGAAGAAACATGGTAAGCAAAGAACGGGTCTGGCAACGGCCACTTTCCCATCGCCTTCAACTCTTCATGGTCTGGCTCGATGAGATGTAGAACTGGCTTACAATACTTAGCCATCGTCTTCTCATCCCACACACCCATCCACTCGTAGATCCGCTGGTAGCAGTTGCCAGGACCAGTGCCTAGCTTGGTGTTGCCAACCTGTCCGCTGAACAAATCATCCGTTGGCAAGTGTGCATCAAATGAATCCCACGCCTCCAGCGAGGATGGCAAAGGCCACAGCCTTGCACCCAGCCCAGCGTAGAGAGGCAGGTTGCGAGCAGGAGCGTAAACCTCCACAACCCCACCCGACTCTTGTACCAAGTAGTTGACGAAGGCAGTAGCGATGATCGCGTCACCAATTGCACCAGCGCGGTAGACGGCTGTTGCCCCACCAGCAGCGCGCCCCTTGTAGTACGGCTTGATCTTGTGTGGGCAAGGGATTGAATCGTCCCAGATTGGTCCAGTTAGCTCATCGGGCAGTACATAGGTAGTGCGCGGGTAGAGCATATTGTCATCGACCTTGTGAATTGCGTTTGTGTTATTTGTCCATAGTTTCATTTGGTATCCTCCATTATTTTGTTGATGCATCTGATGATTTCTGACGCGACTTGCGGGACGATGGCGTTTCCGAGTCCTTTAATTCGGTCCACCCTTCTGGGTATCCCATAAGCCACTCCACAAATGCTGGATTTAATCCTGCGCCTTTTTCCATTGGGGTCTTCGATAAACGCCCAGTCCTTGCCATCGCTTCTAAACATTTGGATTGTTGACTGCTGCCTTGCAGTCTGTATTTGTGTTCGCTCGAAGTTGGGGTTGGCCATAAATCCAGAACACGACTCTTGGAAGTTGATCCAATCTGACTCTCTCTCTCTCTCTCTCTCTCTCTCTCTCTCTCTCTGCGCGAATCATCATTCCAGGGGTGTCCTTCCAATCTCTTGCGCTTGCTGTTGGCCACAATCCATACTCTGTCTCTTTTGTGTGGAGCATTGACGGCGCAAGCTGGAATAATGAAAGATTCGACTTCGTAATCTTGCGCCTCCAAGTCAGCGTGGATTCTGTCGAGTGCCAAGTTGACGATCCCAGCAACATTCTCACCAATGATCCAAGTTGGCTTTGCTTCTTGTATAACTCGCAACATTTCAGGCCAGAGGTAACGGTTGTCATCCTTGCCTCGTTGCTTGCCTGCGACTGAGAATGGTTGGCATGGAAATCCACCTGTGAGAAGAGTGACTCCTGCGTATAGCTCGCCTCGTACTTCGCGGATGTCTTTGTGGCATGGGACTTCTGGCCAATGCTTTTTGAGGACTGCTTGTGCGTAGGGTTCGTTGTCACAGAAGCCAACGGTTCTATATCCATTCCACTTTGCTGCCAAGGCAAATCCTCCGATCCCACTAAATAAGTCGAGGTGTGTTTTTTCATTCACCTTCAATAATCTCCTTACAAATCAAAGCAGCCGCATCCACCATCGTGATGATCTGGATCATATCAATTGCATGGCCATGAGTCGCGCGATCCCTCTCAACTGCAAGCTTATTGCGTGCAATGAGAAGGATCTCGCGCGCCCACTTGAGGCGATCTTTAGCCTCGACTTGCATTACGAACCAGATCGCATCCTAAACTTACGAGGCGATTTGTTGCTCTTCCCAGCAGCAGAGAGTGCTATCGCAATCATCTGCTGACGCGAGCGAGGCTTGCCGCCTGCACCACGCTCTTTGCCTTTCTTCTTATTATCCATCGCCAACTCGTGCATATTCTTTGATACGTCTTTACCTAGCATATTCTATTCTCCTTATATGTTGTAATAGGGATTAGGCACTGATGGTGCTTGTACCCCGAAGCTTGGGTTCTCGCATCTGCGACAATCTCGCAGGTCAAAGTCAAGTATCTCGCCAGAGTTCAGCATGACCGTGAATATCTTGTTATGATCCATCCCATAGTCCGTAACGATGAAGGCCAATCCTTCACCTTTTGGAGTCATCATCCATAGTTCTGGATTGAGTTGTATCATTTCCAAGCAGGTCCAGTAAACCAAGCTACCAACACCCAGCGTGTACCCCATATAGGCGCACGCGCACGATGTTCTATGTATGATGGAAACCAGCAGCCTGCGCCCTGCTCGCGGATGAACTGAGTGTTCACCATGTCAGCCTTAGCCTGCAATCCTCCTCCGATATACTCCTCTGGTGCAGACAGGTTCACCACAGCCGTCAGCTTGCGAACTGGTGCTTCGGATGTGTAGGTGTCGTAGTGCCAAGAGAACTTCTGTAGTGGGCGGTATCGCAGAATCTGCAACTGTTGGATGCCTTGGATGTCGAAACGCCATTGCTCGGCATTGATGCCATCCGTAATCTCTCGCATCACATTGTATATCCATTCGTAATGTTTTGCGAAAGGTATCCAGCACGATGAGCAGGTTCGCGTACGCGATACCGTACGGGTCACACCATCCTTGGATAGCACTGGCGCACGCTTCATACCGATCACTTCAGCATCCTGGCGCAGCATCTCACACTGCGTCCTAGTTAGGACATAGCGGTCAACTGAAGCGGTTAATACCTTCTGCTTGAACTCGTTCATTTAATCTCCTTGGATAACTCAAGTAATGCTTGGTTTAGCGCGTACTCAAAGCACGCCTTCTTGTCTTTGACAATATGCTGGCGGCCAGCCTCGGCCATAGCTTCGTACAGATCATCGTCAACATTGACTGTAATCTTGACTGCATCGTACTCCTCAACCTTTAGAAGTTTAATATGCTTTCCAGCTTTTCTTTTCCTCATAGGTCCAATTCCTTTCTTATGTAATCAATCAGCTTGAAGATGATGTACAGCGCACAGTAGATTGCCGATAAAGTCAGCGAACTGTAAAGCACAAACCAACCGATTACCCAAACAACTCCAGCAAGATCAAGTAGGCAGAGCATAGTCGTTTTCCTTTAGCTTCCGTAGCAACGTGCGGTTATCGATCTGCACCCCGCTTGCTCTGCACCACCAAGAGACAACGCCCGTCTTAAAGTCACGCAATAGCTTCTGTACCTCGTGCGAGTTCTTATACTCCAGCGCATCGTTGAGTGGCACGCCTTGATGATCCTTAATGATCTTCATGCCCTTAACCATCCCTCGTTTGCGTAGCATCCGCAGGTCACGGATAGCTTGGAGTGCAACCTCTCCAGCCAACTGTTGCACTCTGTCATCGTAGTCTCCACGACATAACTGCGTGGATCTCACCGACCAAGCTCCACCAGCTTTGCTTCGTCAGCTTTAATCTGGTTAGCTAACTTAACCAGATCGTTTGATTGACCAGCGTAATGAATAATCATTGCATCCTTGTAGCGGTCCAAGCCAAAGTGGGATTCCACGCTGGTCATGCAATTGAATGATGGATCAAGCTCGGTGAGTGGTATATTCCACAGGTGCGCCATCACGTTGAGCCAAGTCTGCTCGGCGAAGTGGTTAGGGTGCAGGCCAATGGGTGGCATTGATAAGATACCAACGGCCTTGGTATGGACTACGAACACGCCAGTGTTGACATAGAACTTAGGCTCAATTATTCCGCCGAAAGCTCCAGCCAGCTTGACCATCTCTGGCTTGCGATCCAAGTAAGCTCCTTCGTCAAAGGCGCAGAATACGCCAGCGTCCTCGGATAGCTTAGGGCAATCGGCTGCAATCAAAACATCAGCGTCAACGAATGTCACTTGGTCATAGCCCTTGGTTGCCATAATGTTTCCAATGGCAGACTTGGAGTATTGGGCTGGGTGCGTCAGAGGCTTGTCGATCAGAATGAAGTCACAGCTATGGCGTTTGCAGTACGCCTCCATCCTCGGCCTAGTCAGATCAATAATGTTCTTCCACTCATCACCAAACGATTGCGTTACCATTGCTTGCTTCATTTCTTCCTCCTCCGCTTCGGTTTAATTTCTTTCCACACATCAAACCTTTCATCCAGCTCCAATGACCAAAGCATAAATGTTCTGTATAGACCGTATCCAATACCCGTACGCAAAAGCGTACGACTTATTGTATCACCCAAGAAGTAGAACAATCGAGACAATGTTTGTTTCATTTGCCAGCGTCAAAATCTTCTGTTGCCTGAATGGACAAAAGATCGTCAGCCTTTTCCAGCAATTCCTTGCTTGGATTCTTGATGTCCTCAGTAGCGGTTGAGATTTCAATCTTTGACATAATCACATTGTTGACCACCTCGGCAAAGTAATGTTCCCTATAGCCAACTGGACCAATATCCTCGGTGATAGTATCAATCTCTGCGTTGCCATACGCAGTGTACTTTTCTCCATTAAACTCAAAATCAACACTTACATCTTCCATAATCATAATCTTGGTACTTCCTTTTTGATTTGTGCTAATACGAACAGCGACCTTACCAACGCACGCTCCAAGTGGTCAACACTTGTTTCGCCGTTATTATCTGGACAAGGCAATGACTTGTGCAACTGCATCTGCGCTGTGGCTAGGTGACGTACAGCGCGCGCAATATGGTAATCGTGAGTTGGCCTATCCTTCTCCAGCCAATCGCCATAACCAGACTTATCCGATCCCTTTCCCATCACGCGCCAGACTATCTCCTGCGCGGCGTTACCCATCTCTTGAATTGTTGGTGCAGTCATTTTGCTAAACTCCTATAGAATTGATCCAGTAATCCTTCTAGCCAAAGCACGTCTTGTGAGTCGATCATAACTTCATCCCAGGAGGCGTGTAGCCCTTGACCCAAGCCCATACTTTCTGCATTGCACAGAAAGCAATACCAGCTTGGTAGAGTTCGTCTTTATCCCAAATCTTAGTCATTATCTTGCTTGGATCATTTGATGCCAGCACGATTGACACGCCTGCTGCTTTAGGGTTTTCGGAAGCTGACAAGTAAGCAAAAATTTGGGCGCAGTCCGTGTCATAGAATGGCTCATATTTTGGATTAACTTTCCTATTCTTTAAGTCAACGATAGCGTCACCAACACCCCGTAGTTTGACGTATGCGTCACATCTTCCAGCATACCCTGCGCCAACAAGTGCCTTCTCGCACCAGTAGGTCTTTTCAACATTTTCTTCTGCCCACTTCTTAAACGTGGCGATGTATGGTTGCAGGATTGGGTCTGTGGTAGTATCACGTCCCATAAGGATATTCTCTGCCTGTTCGTGCATGAGCGTGCCATGCTCAGCTGCCTTTGTTGTTGACTCTTTAGAGTCCTTAACCACTCTTCGAGCGTAGGTTTCGAGCGTTTCATCTGCCTCCTTCGGAAGTGTGAGCGAAGACATAATGGCCTGCTCAATCTTCCACGCCGTCAATTGCGGCTTATCCATAATGCCAAGCACGCTGGTTACGGATGGGTACAATCCCATCTGGCGCGCATCGGCTACGGTTGTGTTTCTTTCTTTTCCGTTCTTGCCAATCACAACGTGGGCGGATTCACCCTCGGCTGTGTACCAATGTCCCGCCTGGTCAGTAGCGACCAGACGGGAATTAGTAGGCTCTTTCGCTGTGATTGTAAGAGCCATACAATTTAGAACGGAACTTGGTTGCCGTCTGCGTCCACCTCGACCTTAGTGGCCGTGGACTTGCCAGCAGCGGTAGCAAACTCCTTGGATGCTCTAATCTTCTCCTGCAACCAATCGGGCATATCGTTAAACTGCCCAGCCTCACCCTGTTCAATCTCGTAATACAACTGATCGTTGGTGGTGGTAGCTGGTGCTTTCATGCCCTTGGGGAGTTTGGATGCACCCGCGATTGCGCAGTATTGCCGACCCTGCTGGCTGGTCTTGTGGATTAAGGTCAGCATAGCTGGCTTACCGAGAAGGTTCTTCAAGCTGAATGCCTGGAGTTCCTTGGAGGTGAAGGTTTGACCGCGCCATTGTTCGAGAAGCTTGCGAAGGCTTGCTTTCTCGCCAAGGCTGCGGGTCTGCTCGATGGAAACGACCATAGGCTTCTGGACTGTGGTGCGTTTGCCATTCTCCTCGACCTCGAACTCATCGGTCTGATCGGGCAACTCAAAGGTCAAGCGGACTTTAGGTGTCCACTTCTCTTGGTTATCCCAATTTGTCTTCTGGTGGCCTAGGTCAACTAGGCTGTAAAGAACGCCTACAGTTGCGCCAGCTTCGGGCAACTTGCGTTCCATCTTCTGCGATTCACTTATGGTTAGTGCCATTGTAGTATCTCCTTTATTTATTTGGGTTTATTGTTGTTGGGGTAAGGTCTTCAAAAGCTGGTGATTTTACGTAAAAGCCCTGCGCGATGGTTGCGGTCTTTGCATACTCAATAGTGACATTTGCTGGCGCGATCTGTCGAGCTAATTCGCACACGCTGTCGGCAGTCATTATGACTAGCCACTCTTTGCGTCCGTTACGGCGGAAGAATACCGCTGGGATCTTGCCCTTCGGGCAATCACGCTTGGATTGTTCCATCCACTCTTCGGGCTTGAGTGCTTGGCATCGCTTGCCTTCAATGTGGAAAGGAAAGTTCTCGCAGACTACATCACCGCTACCACCTTCGGGATTGCCTGCGTATTGGGCGGTCCTTCTGGCCTTCTGCCAGCCCTGCTCCCGCAAGTAGTTTGCTAACTCTCGCTCACCCGCTGCGCCTTTAGCCCGACTATTGATTTTGCCCATCCATCGGGTTTAGCTGTCAACCCACGATGGTGTCGATATATATTTTAATCTATTTCAGTTCCGCCAAGTCTTATTAGCTTTACTAATATCCTCATTAAATCGTCTAATCATTGCCATCATGGTTAATTTTTCGACTATCTTCTTGTTCTTCTTCACCCAAGCCACAGCTTCATCAAAGGACTCCATATCCTTCAGACCTTCCTCAAACTTAGCCCAAGCCTCTTTCTCGTTCACAAGCTTTGGAATACACGCCAGTTCTGACCTGTCGATGGGCAAAGTTTAGTTGTTATGCTTTTGCACTTGGCGATGGGTAACAGCCAGAAAAGATCATCATTCATACCCCAGCAGGCAACGTAATCCACGCCACTGATAGCGCGCTTGGGGATATTAAATCCATTCCCACTGCTGGTAGTGAAGCGATACTTGGTTCGACCAGGCTCTATGGCTTGGGCGGTCTTAACTTGGATGCGGTAAAACTTATTATTCTTTTCAGCCACCACATCGTACCCAGCAAAATCCTCGTAAGGCGTAAGCACGTTGTATCCGCATCGCAGCAACGCGCCAGTAACGCGAGCTACTCCAACTGCTCCAACTTGGCGTGATGTTAATTTCATCCTTGACGGCTTTCGGTTTGTCCTAGAGACTTTTCACAATGAAAGCAATAATAATGGCAACACTGACGGCGATGCTGATGGCATCGGTGATGGCGGAAGATGATGATGAAGTAAGTATTGGTGATTTTGCTGGAGGTGTACTTGGCAAATCAGCAATCATTACTGGCAGAAACACCGCAGTAACATCAGATGGTAAATTCATCTATTCCAATGGCAGGGGGTTTGCGACATCTGGCGGTTATTACGGTGCGAATGGGAAGCAAGTATTTGGCAATGGCAAGCTAGTCGTTAAATCTGGTAGCTTTTTTTATGGAAGCTCCTCATCTTGGAAGAATGGCAATTCTTATTTTGATGGTGAGAAAGGCTCTTGGATTACCAGTAAGCCAAAGATTGACGACTAACTAAGCCCAAGTCCTAGTGGTCTTGGCGAGTAGTCCTCAACCTCCTCCTCTTTGCGCGGAGGCTTAACTTCTGGCTCTAGTGGGCCAATGTAAGGTAAGTTTGCCATTGCGTATCTTGGAGAAGACTCATCCACATTTTCTTTGGGTGGCGGCTTAACCTCTGGTTCCAGTGGTCCAGTGTATGGCAAGTTGGCCTTGGCATACATTGTTGCAGATTGCCTTCTTTTGTTTGAGCGATTCACTATGCCTTGATATAGTTTCGCTCTATTCGGATCGGCCTCCGCCATTGCGCGTTCTTTCCGTAGGTAAGCATCCTCAGTAGCGTTAATTAACTGCTCTGGATCTACTTGATTCATTGCATCCAATGTTTTCCTGCCAAACGCCCCGTCAACTTTTACTGGAACTCCTAACGCATTCAATCCTTGTTGCACTAATGTCGTGTATCCGCCAGGACCGCGATTAAATCCTAAGTCAACGGCTTGAGCCTTCAATGGTTCTGGTACAAGATTTGCAATTGGAGCAGTATATTCAAGCACATAGTCTGCGCTCGCCTTCTCTCTTTGTGCTGGAGGTAATGCAGATATACGCTTAAACGCCTCTGGATGGTACTTATCCGTGATCCCAGCCACTTCTCTTGTGCCGCCGTAGTCTCCAGATGGAATATCGTACACAGCTAGATTGCCTTGCTTATCCCTTCTCGCCTCCCAGTTAATGGTATTATTGGTAACCCAATCATTCAGCGTATTCCCAGTCCCTGCTCTAGTCCCGCGAGGTTGTACTGGTCTTGATGTGGCTGGCCCTTGGTATGGCATCGCGCTGGCTGGCACACCGCCAGCACCCTCATTAAACTTGCCCTCTATTTGTTGCCTTAAATCCGCATCCATCATTGCCCTTGTATTTGGCGCGCCACCTACTGTAGTGCCGACTTCGCCAGCACCAGCAGGATCAAGCAATAGGCGAGAAGACTCTCCGCGAATATCATCTGGAACTGGTACATACGGCCTGTTGGTTAAATCTTCAGCAATAGAACGATTGGTCATATCTTTCTCCATATTTCCTCCTTCTAAAATCCTATTCATTGATTCTCGCATTTGGGGTGTGAGAACATCTTTACTTGGGTTTACATTGAATTTTGCCATATTATAACTCCTGTCCAAACTCTATACTTCTTTGGTTCTTTCTGATGAAGTTTTCTCTCGCTGTCTTGCTTGCTTTATTGTAAGCATTTGACAGCGTTTTGACTTGTTCTTCTGGAATAAGCCTTCTAAATCTTTTATCACCTAAAAGTTGTTCCGCAACTTGCCTGTTTGCCTTGCCAACCGCGCTTGCGTATTCCTCATAAAGCGTTGGGTCAAGTCTAAATCTTGCCCTCTGACCAGTCCTTCTTTTTAATACTTGCAAATCTCGGTCTGGAATTTGTGGGATGCCTTCGGTTTTTCCAGTCTTCTTATACAAATCATAAACAGCAAGAGTCACGTCATCGTAAGTGACTTTTCTGGGCCTTGTTGGATCTATGAAATTATAGATAAATGGATCAACGCCTTCTGGTGTTTGTGGCACTGGCTCTCCCCATACGTTTATCCTTGAGGGCAAATCTTCAGCACTTCCAGGCCATTTCCTCTTGACCACTTCCTTGAATATGTTGTAGGACTTTGTTCCAAAATCGCCACCCTCAATATCCTTAACTTGAATTTTGTCTGGCATATTTTCGCTCATATACCTAGAAACTGATGTTAACTGATTTGGCAATACCGCAGCCGACAACGCCCCATAGTAATTTGCAAGCCAAGCGTCCATATCTTTTGCTTCGCCCCTAGAAATTGTGCCAAGCAAGCTATTCATGTTTCTCAGGAAGCTTTGATTGAATCCAAATTTAAGAGTTTCTGGAAGTGTTGCGCCCCATGCTTCGCCCAATGATCCTGTCCCGCCTTCAGTAGCTTGATTGGCTGCGTTGCGAGTTGACATAATTGCACCAACAACGCCAAGTCTTTCAAGAGATCTCAATGAATCTCCAGGTTCCATCTCTTGCCTAGATCCAGTTTGCAAAAACCTTTTTACGCCATCAATATTTATCATTTTGGATGGTGCAGCCTGGAATTGCACATCCCTCGCTTTGTCTGACTTCGGCATTTCGTCTGTTATAACGCCAGCCTTAGACAAGACATCTGCGATATTTCCAATTGCGTACCCAACGATAGATTTTGCAAACTGTAGTTTTGCCTGCCTAAAGTTGCCTTGTCCTTGTTCAGCAAGACCACGGATAAAAGAATATTCTGGAATTGAGTATTGCAGAATTTCGTCAATTACATTTGTTGGCGTTTTTTGGAATGGCAGAACTGCCGTTGTTGCTGTTCTTGCCACGCCAGCAAGTGGCCGTCCCACTCCTGGTATTTTCTCCAAGTATTTTGGGGCAAGCTCTGCCAAGTATTGTATGCCCCTAGAAAGTTTTGTGTCCTGCTGGTAAACGGCCTCAGCAACTTCAGAAGCAACCTTATCTGCCTCTAGTTGTGTTGGGTATTTTACCGCACGCCTAAGTGCTTCGCCCTTCAGACCCTCTAATTGCCTTGCTTCAGTAAGCAATCTTGCTTGAGCCATTCTTCTTGCTGGAGTATCTCCAAGTTGCAAAAGCCTAAACATAACTTCTGGCGGGATTCCAAGCGTGCCTTCTGCAAGAAGCCTTGCCCGATCCATCGCCTTCGCCGCAGTTCCTGCCATGCCCTCGGCAATCGGCTCGGCCAATCCTTTACCAGTAAATAATTGCTTCCAAGCATTTAGTGGCCTAAATCCGCGTACGCCCTCACCAGCCAAAAGACCTTCTGGAGATACGCCAGTTTTTAGCGCATAAACTCCCTCCTTTAATCCTCTGCCTCCGCCCTTCCCGACTTCAATAAATCTTTCTAGCGAGCCTCGCCCAAGCGGAGACATAAACTGCCTCTCTTTTGCCAGGTACTTTTCAGCAACGCCTTTTACTCCAGGTATTCTTGTGGCAACTGGTCTTATTATATTTCTTTCAATTTGATCCAACAACGATGCCACCTGCCTAGTCGCAGCGCGTGTCGGCATATTGACCGTATTCCCCATTATGTTTGCGCCTTGGGATAGCGTTGTTAAAAGATTGCCTCTGATATAATCTGGAAGTTGCATTCCTAATTCTTTTGTTAGTAATTCGCCTTCAAAATTTGCTAGTTCACCACTTGCCAACAATGCTTCGGCTTCACGCTGGTCGGCTATTTCCTCCGCCTTTTTAGAAAAATCAGTTCTTGCTTTATTCCAAGCCTCGCGCATTGCGTCTTCTGCGGCTTGTTTTTTTGTAAATAATTCTATTGCCCTCTGTCTTAACGCTGGAGTTATTTTTGCTCCACTCTCAATAAGATCCTTTTCTTTTTGTGTGG